TGAACTAGCGTCATGGCTAGATCGTCATTTGCTCCTTCTTCTGCCGCAAAGGTTTTCTTGACAGATGAAAAGGAATACAATTCTGTAATAGTATCCTCATCGTTAAGTATTAGTTTATCACTCTCAACTAACGTCTTAAGGTTAGCACAACCAATCATCTTTGACTGGGCTGTGATCTTGAGACCAAATGCTAGTTTATTCTTACCAGCAGCAAACCCACCTGAGGCTTGCATACCCTGTTTACCCTTTAACTGAAACTTTAGCAGATTTTCATATGCTAGTTCAAAATGTAAAATGTCTGCGACCTGTAGACCAATAGAATTGATTTCGATAAGAACGAAAGCGTCGTTATACTTTCTTGCCGCTGAGTATATAACGGCTGGTAGAAGCATCGGACTAATTTCGTTATTTCTATATTTAGCTACCTGACGATATGGTATCTGTGTAACGTCAAAGATAGAGAATGTTGAGTAGTCTAGTCCCTGTCCTTCAGCCACGTCGGCGCATAGAACATAGGTATGTTTAGGTTCTGGTTGCTCAAAGATGTCCATGCACTCCATACGAGTGATTGGTTCTTTCCAATGTAGTGAAGCAAGTTTAGCACCACTGATCAGTGTGTTAGATGAACCTAAGAACTCACAACCAAACTCTTGATCGAACTGTCTTTGAGATGTGTTTCGTATAGTTTCTGCTGCCCATTCTTCATCTCTGCCTGGCACCATAGACCAGTGGATCTCGATGGGCTGATATGTGCTAGTCTTGTCTATAGCTTTCTGCCACATCTTATAGAATAAGTTCATACCGTTTGGTGTGGAAACGATAACGACCTTAGATGTTTTACCAGATGAAATGGTAGGATAAGTTGAGTTGAAGAACTCTTCAGCAATGTTGTTTGGAACGAACGCAAACTCGTCCAGAAAGATTAGGTTGAACGAGAAACCACGAACTGATGATCCGCTGGTGGAGTCAGCTAGAACTCTAGAACCGTTAGCAAGATAGATAGAACCTTTGTTCCATTCTTTGATGCCTTGCTTTAAAAACATAGGCAAATACTCAAAAGCAAGTTTAAGTTTCTGTAACAACTCTCTAGCTGTTGGAGCACGGTTAGCTAGAATAGCGACAACAAAGTTTTCGTTGAATAGAACCTGATGAAGAATGTATGCCACACTTGTGGTTGACTTACCAACCTGTCGTGGTAGCTTACATATAGAGAAACGATTGTCATGAAACGTCTGTAGCATCTTCTCTTGGAAATCCCACATAGCAAATGGGATTAGACCTTTATCGACGTTGATGATCTTGATGTAAGTCTTAGCAAAGTAAACGGGATCGTCAGCACACTTGATATATTCATCAAGTTCTGCTTGGGTAAACGAATGGCGATACTGCTCATTAGGCAGATTCGGATTGTTTTGATAACTAAACGGAGTCCTTGCCATCTTCTTTCTGTTTCTTGATAGCAGATAATAACTCTGCCGCTGAACCTACGAATACCGCCTGCTCCACGTTAATGCTATCAGCACTCTTCTTACGTGGATCAGTCGCTGGATCTGGATCTTTCAGATCACGCTTCATCTTTTGTAGATTGTATAAATCTTTTGACGTTTCGCCGACTGTCTTGATAAGATTAGCAACAACCTCGAATCCTCTTGCGGATTCATTCTGTCTGGCGATAGTAGAAATGTCTTCAAGGGCATCGTTGCCCTTTTCGATAAGATTGCGTAGCGTATTGCGGACTAGACGATAATCTTCGTCACCATCTTCATTACTTGCTTCAACATATTCAACAACCTCAGTCTTTACCTCTTCTTTAGGAACAGGCAAGTGTTCGATGCCCAAAGCATCTGACAGATTTTTCTCAACACCCATAATATATCCTTACGCTTTCAAGTCTCCTGTTAGCACCCAGGTATTAGATTGAACTTTGGTTATCTTTGCTGATAGATACTGACCAGCGATATTTGCCCAGTTGTTTGCTGAGTAAACTGTTACGGCAGCATCATTTGCAACAATTTTTGTTGTACCTGTACCAAACTGATATACATCAATAACTGTTCCGACATTAGCTATTGCAGTAAAGTTATTATCATCAAGGACATTGATGTGCATCAATGATGTGCTATTAGCAATGTAAGTAACATAAGGACCGTTTGCTGTTGTATTACCACTTACTGTAAATGTAAGTTTTTCTCTAACTGGTCCAAGTGCATCAGAAAATCCACCAAGAGATGTGGCTGTACCAGAGATGCTAAGATTACCACTAAATGTACCTGATGTGTTTTGAAAAGCTGTGTTTGCTTTGTCGAATGCTGAGTTTGATGTATTATAAACAATAGATGTGTTTGATTGTGTAGAGAATGTTGAATTAGCCCAAGCATATAATGTGACTGATACGGTGTTAGTCCAACCGTTAGCACCAACAGCGTTATTTGCTGATAGAATAGAAGCATAGCTATTTCCTGCTGCTCCTACAACGGTAGCGTATGTGTTGGTATAAGCGTTTGATGCAGCGCCAATAGCAACGGCATATGTATTAGTGTATGAGTTTGATGAAGCACCAACAACTACAGCATATGCGTTACCAGCAGAACCAATAGAAGTAGAAAATGCATTGACACTTACAGCTACAGTTTGAACAATACTATTAACAGTATTGACTTCGGTGAAAGCAGCATTAGCAGTAGTGTATGCTGGCACTACTGTAGCAATGTTTCCATAGACTTCGGTAAAGTTAGCATTGACGTTAGTAAAAGCACCACGAATTGTATCGCCGGTACCGTCGTTTGCTACTGATCCCACATTGATTGTTTTCTGTGCCATTTGCCTTTATCCTAATTCTTTCTTCTATTTATGCGTCAGGCCATTCGGTAATTGTAGTCGTATAACCGTAATCGTCGCCGATCTGTGCGTTTATTGGATCAGGTTCAATCTTGATCTCGACCATTTTAGATGGTGGATTGTAGAATGAAACTAGCTGTCCGTTAGCATTAGTTGAAACAGCATGAATATCGGTATTGACTACGAATGTGCCCTGAGTAGCGCCGATAGTTAATAGACCGGTATCTTCTCTGAAACTAAGAACGATACCTTGGGCCGTAGCATTTCTATAACTATCGCCTTGGAAAACTGTGTCTTCTATCTTGAATGTGCCATTAGCATTGCCAATGAGCATGTTTGTGATAAATCTAGGATTTAGATTTTCATCATTATGAATGTTAGCATAAACGGTACGAATGATCTTTGGTGTTGTGACTGGACCGTAGTAATGTAGTTTCATCGTAAAGTTGAGAGTCCAATAGACATATCTCACCGAGTCAAAGTTTCCTTCGTATTCGATGTTGTTTGTCACATTGTTCAGAACTACCGGAATATCTTTGATGAATCCTAGATCAGGAACCATAGCGGCTGATACTGTAAAGTCAGGATTGAAGAACGGAAGAATTTGTTCAACGATCTGTGTTCCGTCGTCGATGTTTCGTGCATAGACGTTTAATTGAAAGTTTAGATCGTAGGGAGCACCCATATATGCTGAAGATGCAGTTGACCCGCCAGTGACCGGTTTAGACGCTTTTAAAAGGCTATTCTGCTTGCGTGAAGCATCGTAAGTTAACCCCGAAATCTCGAATGACATGCGTGGAAGCAATGTCTGTAGCTGTCGTGTCAAATCAGGATCAGAAAAGACACGGGTAACCATCTTCTCTTTTGGAGCATAGATGATCGGAACAAGAAAGCGATTGACTTCTTTTCCTGTCTGTTCGTTCTTACGAATGATACTAATATCATCAAATAGTCTTCCAAAGAGGATGACTGCTTTCTTTGTTAGCTGATGATAGTAGTGAGCATTACCGAGCATTATGGCGTTCCAAACGGATTAGTTTCTGACAGGTCTAGTATTAGATCAGCGCCAGTATCAAAGTCTTCGTTATTGAATATATCAAACTTAACATAATCATTCTTTTCGTCGTCAATGCTTTTAACGGTGAACTGAGCACCTGAGGTATTACCATATAATGTATTGGCACCATTTGATGAGAACTGACCAGTGATACCAACGATGAACATTGTACCGTTGGCTTTATACCAATCTCTGATTTCTGCATTGGCTGTATTGTTAGCCCATGTGCCGTCAGGACTCTGATAGATAACCTCATTATCAAAGAAGTTGTTAAAGCCTGATAGACTTAGATTTAGTTTCTGTGTATAACCATTTTCTTGTTCAATATCATCAATCTCTTCGATGCCTGTATCAATTTCTTCTTGACTGAAGCGGAACAACTCGCAACGCATTTCATAGATGTATGGCTCTCTGTTACCGAGAGAATAGAACATAAGTTTCTTTTCAATGAACTTGATCTCAAATAGACGATGCATTAGAGGAACATAGATTAGATCGCCCTCTTGTGGTCTATGTCTCAATGATGTCGGAAGACCTTTAGCAAATGCTCTACGAGATATAACAAAGTTAGATGTGTCTCTGATTTCTAATCCAAACTTACTGAAGAAATCACCATCACCTTCAAAGCCTTCAACATTAGCAAGATATGCTTCCATGTTGTATGCTTTGCTAAACTTTGAGTTCTTATACTCACCAAAGATCATATCACCATCGTCATAGGAATCTCTAGGAATATAATAGACCTGATGTCCCATAATCTCAATAGACTCGACAATAACATCTTCCATAAGACGATGCTCATTGTTAAGTCTATTCTGTCCTGGGAAGTTGTTAAAGTATCTGTTAAGAGCCATTAGCCGACCAAGAATCCTGGAGGAGCTTCGTATGTCTGTCTAATCTCGTTTTCAATCTTTTCTATATCATTAACGGCTTCGTTATAGATATCAACGCCACGCATTGTTACGCCACCTGGTAGCTGCATCTTGTCAAACTTGGACATGTTTGTGCCCCATTGTTTCTTGACATATGCTGTGGTTAGTTTCTTGAGCATACGATCATTCCATACCTGAGTATATGTATCAGGATCTGTAATGACGAATCCTTCGACAATCATAAACTCGCCAGCTTCAATATCGTTTTCCCAATCCCAATCAACATAGAGCTTATCAGTCAAGCGATTGAAACGAATTGGTTGTTCACCGGTAAACACTAGATCAAGTGTGGCTAGATGCTGCATGGTAAGAGAGTAATTGACATATGATGTGGATGATAGATCCCAAAGATCGTTCAAACGCAACTGATAGCGAAGGTCAAACATGTTCATACCCATCTTGTTTTGACCAACTCTAAAAACTCTTGTAGCACCGATTAGACTGTCACTAACGGTAATGTATTTGTTAGCCTTGTCTGTGTTAGTAACCTGATGCTTAACGTATGTCCGTTCGGTACCGTTGAAATGAAACTCATTCCAATACTCGAATGCGATTTCTACAGCATCATTGACTTGCTCATCGTCCACGTTGATCTGAACAACTGGAT